TAGGTGTGATAACGCTCCAGTTTCAGCTCAGCAGGAAAGGTGTACTGGTAGTACTTATTGATGTACTCCAGCAAGTTCCTATCGGACAGCTCTTGAGCCGAGAAACGGCCAGTAACCTGCCTTACCTTCTGTCTTATCTCAGCTAGCGTCCACTGGGCCATTATCGTTCCTTAGTAAACTTCGCGCATTTGAAAGCGTGGGTTTCGACCTTTTTCAGTCTTTTGCATCTGTCCACTACCGTCTGGCTTCCACCCATACATTGGTGTACCAGCAGACTCAACGTGTCTAGCTAGAAACCTTGGAAATTTGTACTTAGAGCCGTGTACCAGCGTGAATTTCTCTTTGTGTTTTGCATCACCGTAGCCGAATGAAACAGCCATTCCAGCCTGCTCTACATTCACGAACTCGTAATTGAGGACCTCGCGGAGATACTTTTCTTCTTTCTCTGAGTATTTCTTCGTTGGGTCTGGGTGAAATATAGGTAGTTTATTGAACTTGTTAGCTGGCTCAGATTTTGTCATTGTCGTTTCCATATTCTCTCTCCTAGTTAAAGAAGGGACAGAGCACAACTAGGATGCTCCACCCCTCCAAGTTTTAAACTACTGGCTCTTCGCCGTAGCAGATAGCAACCATAGATGCGCTATTCGCACCAACAGCCGAAGTACCAAGAGTCACGCCACGGATGGCCTTGTTCTCTAGTGCTACAGGGTCGCCATTAGTGTCTGAAACGCGTGTCACGTATCCACCAGAGACCCAGACGCTGTAACCAGTTACAGATGTGTCTTCCACAAGTGTAATAGTCGTAGCTGTCACGGATGCCACAGTGAATTCGTTGTTTAGACTCAATGTCCCTGAGGCATCATCAGCAACAGCTGTTACCTTGATAGTATCGCCAGCAGCGAACCCAAAAGTAGCAGTGTCAGTTACAGTGATAACGCCGGGATTTGCGTTCGTGAAAGCAGAAATGCTTGGGCCATAAGCCGCATTTTGCGCTAGAGGTGTAACACCATTAGTCGTGGTATAAGCCAGAGTGCCCAGTGTAAAAACGGACGCATCTGCCATATTTGACGTCCACTCGAACCGATTAGGGGTCGTTAGATCCCAGATTTCGATTTTAGCTACGTCAAACCCAACGCTGAAGTTCTTAGCGACTGCAGATGCTGGGTTAGTCCAACTTAGTTGGAGAATTTGTGCCATTGTATTCCTCCTTAAGAGTGGGTAGCCATTAAGTTAGCCAAAAATGCATCGTTCAAAATTCGAGCAACGAATGGGTGTTGCCAGCCCACTGACCCTCTTTGATGCAATGGATCGGCTGATCCAGCGCTTCCTAGAGGCTCTACGTAGAACTCACCACTCTCAGCGCCAAGGTGTACAACTGCGTACGCCTCTTTACCGACGATGAAGTTGTTGTATACCGGAGTTGCAGCAGACGATACGCTTCCAACAGATGTGTAAAGCCATCGAACGTTACCGGTGGAACCCCACTCATCATCAAGCACAGTCTGCTGACTTGGGTAGTTAGAAGTATTAATAAAGTTAGATACAGACTCTAGATCGTCTAATAATCCAGTGTCAATAAAGCCCCAAAAACTCGGTCTAATTGGAGCTGTACCAAATTTATTAGTACCCGTTACTACTTGTGATATCATCTGTGCATCTGCACTAAGCAATGTTTGTACAATGCTGTCGATATCAGATTTAGTTAGCTCTGTTGGCGTATTGCCATTAACACCGTTAACAGCGCCATAAGCACTCACAGTACTAGCTAGAACGTCACGAGTAACCTCGTCCATAGTTTGAGCTAAGTTCTGAGCTAGAAGTTGAGCAGATTCATTGAGAACTCTGTCTTCAACAGTAAGCTGTACCTGGTTAGTGATGGTAACGAAGTTACCGTAGAAATCAACGCGTGCCTTAATATCACTAGCTGATAGTGGTGCACCAGGAGGTGTAATACCATCAGAAAGAGGAATAGGAACGGTTGCAAGTCGTGCATAGCGGCGAAATACAATAGTATCGCCCATCTTTTCAGGAAGAATACGCTTTTGAGCGAACTTTGTATGAACAAGCTGCGGATACGCAGTCATTAAAAGTAAGCGATCGTAATATTCCCGAACAGCTGGAGGTAGCACGGCTGTTGTTGTAACGTTAGCCATAAGGTCTCCTTAAAAATATCCCAAGTTCTTTTGAACCTGCTCACGGAAATCGGAGTCATTCATCTCTTTGTATTGCTTAGCGTTATTGATCGGCGAAGTATGACCTACACTAGAAAGTGATCCCGCTCTATTGGCGTTTTGAACTATGCGTTCAGCATCGGCATTCTTCTTCACCTGTTTGTGATCCTTCTTGTATGAATCACTATTTCGCGCTAAGTAGTACGCGAGCTCGTAATCTTGCGATTGCTGGAGCGTGCTTGTTAAACTTGGATTCTGTTTCAATACATCGGGTAAATACTTGGTGACGATCTGCTGATAATCAGGGTACTTTTGAGTCATCTTCAGCTCTTGAATGTTGGACTTGTATTGCCCATCCATCCGAGACATGAATTTCTTTGCCTCACCAACAGTTAGAACGTCATCATCGGATAGGCTGTCTAGCTCATCCTTCTGCTGAGGTTGCTGCTGCTGGTACTGCTGAGCCTGAATCAGACTCATGTGTTCCTTCATCATTCGCATTTCGTCTTGTAGCCGCTGTCTCTCAGCCCGCTCAGCCTGTAATGCGTTCAGAGGGACTTGCTGCCCCACCGACTCATCGGCCATATCGGATACTAGGTTGTCAGCTTCTACCTGAGCGGCGGCCTCAGAATATTGATCGCCCGTGTCGTTTGGTTCTTCGCTCATCGCGTGTAGGTTCCTTTTCCGCGCCCGTAAGCCGGCGGCGCTATCTTGTTAAATATGCATTTGGTATTGAGGTGGTTTCTATGACCCTCTCATCACATCGCTGTGCTCCAACGGCAATAAGCCCATTAAAATCGAACGGTCTCTGAGGCATATTCACGTCCCAGGTGATCTGTCCGGTTTTGTTGTTCACCTCGCCTACGACACAACCCACCTGCGGAGGTGGCTTTTTGCCGTATGGTTTGATGTGCTTCATCAAGGTTGGCTTTCCGTCGATGCTTCCATGGGCAGGTTTTGCGAATAGAACGATCCAATACGGTTCTGTACGGCCTTTATTGGCGTTTAGAACGTCTTGTATCTGCCTTTCATCTGCTTCCATGATCGCGTCGCGGGTTTCTCCAGTCTCTTGAACCATGATCCTTCCTAGTACTTACCAAACGCTTGGTGTGGTGTTCCTCGGTAGTCCATCGGACGTTCATTTACTTTGCTCAAATCTGTACGCTGTGCAGCGAACGCATTGACCATGTAAGGCTTGCTAGCTTGGGCGTTGTCTTTCAGGCCTTTTTTGCCCTTCATTCCACCCTTAGAGCCGGCTTTGTATTCTTTCATTGCTGTACCCCCATTGGTTCTTGTTGAGGTTGTTGTGGTTGTAGTTGCTGTTGACATAATGTCGCTCATGCCGTAACGTTCCATCCATGAACGTTCCGTGTGATCATTGCAGTAAAATTTTCCAGATCTTTCCATATAAGCTTAAAAGACAGAAGAACGCTTTCTGTTCTACTGTGTGTCAGTATGCTTTCAAAAAACGTCGTGTTTCTCTTATTTGCCGTATTTGTTCGACGCCGTTTGATGCACAAAAGTGTCGAGTTAATAACCAAAAAGAGTGCTTTTGTTCTAAGGCCTGTGCTGACATAGCTATTAGGAAGCCTAGACTGGAAAAAAAGTGTCTTAACTGCGGTGAGGTTTTTAAGTACCTTGAATCTAGAACAAAGCACACCAACGTATCTTATTGTTCTGAACGGTGTTGCAAAGAAGACAAGAAGCCTTCTGACAACAGAAAGTGTAGAAACTGTGAGGCCACGTTTTCTTCTAAGAAATCCCAAGTAAAAAGCGGACGTGGAAAGTACTGTTCTAAATCCTGTTATTCCAGTCACGCTGTCGGTGAAAATTCTACGAAGTTCAAACACGGATTTTCCGTTTTTAAACATATCGACAGATCGATCATCGATAGTACTTGTAGTGTGTGCAGAAAGATTAGGAAGCTCGATATTCACCATATAGACGGAGACGGCTTCAACAACTCCACTTCGAACCATATTGCTATATGTAGAAGCTGTCATATGAGAACACACTCCATTTCTGGTAAGCACGTAATTGATCTATCAAAAGCTCTTACAGTATTAAGACTCATAATTGACCTACCGAAGGCTGGCCCTGCAACTGAGCGTTTGGTTCAGCAGTTGGTGCGTCTGTCACTTGAGCCTGTTGATGGATTGACGCCTCTACTTGATTAGCTTGTTGCGCGACCTTTCCTGCAATTGCTTCTCTATCGATAATTTCTTCTGTTTCTAAGGAGCGGACTATTTCTATCAATTTGAAAAGTCTGTCGTCTTCCAGTTTGGCAATCTCTGTAATGGTCTTAGCGCGCTCTAGAGCTGCATTTGCTCTGTTTTGTTCGCTTTCTGCGATACGTTCTGTACTTAATGCTAGATTGCTATGAGTTCTAGACTTTCTTTCAGATGACAACGCCAAGTCTGAGATGGCCTTGGCCTGCATAGACTGACGTTGTGAATCGATGAGCTGCTGCTGTATCTGCTGCTGCTCTTGAGCTTGCTTAGCAGCCTGCTCTTCGTTCTTAGCCAGTTCTTCGTTGAAGTCGGACTTACCTT